GTCACCACCACGGTTTAAACTAGTTATACCTCCGGTATCAGGAGGAGTTGTAGAGTCGTCGGTAGGTATTTTAAATGGGTTTAATAAATATTTACTTTGAGGTATATATTTAAAACCTGCATCATATACTTGTTGATCGTATGGGTTATAAAATCCTGGTGGCATTATAATTTAGCGTTGCCTCCTATTGGTAAAGCTTCTACAGTTACTTTAACATCTCTTTTAATATCGTCAGCTACAGTTTCTGTATTTGAATCTTGCACATCTTGCATTGCTTCTGCATCAGAATTATACTCTTGACCTGTTTTTGTATTTGTCAATGTTATTTCTGTTTGTGGTGTAATAATTTTTACTGGTTTACCATTTATAACTTCTATTCTGTATGATGCTTCTGTTTCTATAAACGACATATTAATCCCTATTTATTTCAAGTATCGATGCAATAACGTGTAATTCATTTGCATCTGTTGCCTGTGCCTTTAATACCTCATTTTCTTCTAAAATTAAAGGGTGAGTTAACAGCTCTGTTGTTGTTTTTGAGGCTATTGTCTTATCTTTAAACAAACTAAATACCGCAGAAGCAGCATTAGTTATAGTAAAAGTTATATCACATCCTGATCCAGCATCTTCAGATACTAAGATACTTTTAATTATAGCTCTAGAATCAGACGGTGTTGTGTATACTACAGTATTATCTGTAGTGCTAAGATCTATTAATTCGTTTTTATATATATTAGCCACTTATAAACCAAGAGAATCTCTCTTGCTCCTGTTTTACTTCATTTAAAAATGTAGAGTTTAACTGATCTTTCATAATAGTTAAAGCTCTGTTTATTTGTTTTTGGTTAGACACATCGTATTCTGTTTTTGGTTCTGGTATTCTTATATTAATTTTTGTCATTATCTACGTCCGTCTCCTTGAACATCTAATCTTAATGTACCAAATCTCCACTCTTCACCAGAACTATCATTTTCTATTTTAACATTTACAAATCTACCTCTTGCTCTTGTATCTTTTTTAAGTGTAGTTGAGTCTATTGTAAAAGGACTTAATGCTGTTGTAGTGTTTGATTCTTGTGGGTATCTCTTAACACCTAAACTTACTTTAGCATTTCCGGTCAATGCTTTAAAATCAGGTACAAATCTTCTCATTGCTAGAAAAAATTCACCTGAAACTTTTGGTCCTGCAGCTTGTCCTGGTTTAGTGCTTTGTCTTTGCTCTATATCAATATCATAAGATTGTACAAAAGAGGTGACTGTTGTAGTAGAACCATCTTGATTAACCTGGTCTGTACCAACTTCATGTTCAAAAAACTGAGTACGACCCAATCCGCTTTGACCTACGACTGTTGGAAAACTTCCGTTACTTGAAGAATCATATTTAGTAGCATATGGTTTAGGATATACAATTGCATCAATCCAAGATGTTCTGGACTCTGTTCCTGTATACCATATTCCTCCAGGCATTCTAGAACTGCTAGACTCACCATAATTAAACACAACATATTTATCATTGAAACTAGATCCTTGTGAAGGATAGTACCAGATAACTTCTGTAAATAAATTATTAATACCAGCAGCAACTTGTTGGCCCTTGGTAGTATCAAAATTGTTATATACAAAATCTTCTACCGTGCATGGCAATGATTTAACTGTACCATCAAACATAAAGAAACCATTTGGTGATAGCCAAAAAGCTGCACCATCTATTTCAACAACTGCATTCTTACCTATCAAACCACAGTTTGTACCTACTTGCTCAAAACTAAATGTAAAAGGTGCACCTACAAATTTCATTGTGTATAATGCATTATCTGTAAAAACTAATATTGTTTCTTTTGCTTTAATAGCACTAATAATTTTAGTACCATCTTGCAATCTAAAATCACCGGCACTGTTAGTTGCAGTGATGTCATAACTATTTATGTTTTCTTGATTAGAGAATCTTATAAACATATCGTCTTGTGTTGTCGTATCTCCAATAGTTGTTTCTGTTCCAAAGTGACATAAGTGTCTTGTTGTTGGTGATATCAAAGTTAATCTTGATGCAGTTGGATTAGCAGATGTTGAAAAACCAGATGTACTTGTTGATGCTCTAACTGTTAGAGGTGATGCAGCTCCTGCATTCCATGTAAATGTTTTACCGCTTGCAATTGTTGCAACCAATACTTGACCAAAATTATCTAAACTCCATAGACCAGGTTCAAGAGTTACTTCTGATGCCAATACACCTTCACCCCAGTCAGAAAAATTAGTTGCATCTGTTGCTGTTACTCCAGAACTATGTGTTGCATTATCTGTTCCGTTAACATTTCTTACAATACTTTGTAAGTTTGGTGATGATATAGATGCATAAGATATTAACTCACTCTCTACTAAAATTCTACCAGCAGCACTAAAGTTTGTTGTAGCAACCAATGTAACATTAGTACCAGAGCCTCCAGTACCCGAAGAGTTTGCACTTAAGGATCCGTTTAATGTTGATGTAGCTGCACCCGATACAGATCCGTTCCATTGAGATATACCAAAACCATAACCATAGTTTTGTGCGGAAGGACCTACTTTCTCATAAGGCTTAACTGCAATACTACCACCTGTTGAAACTGTGCCACCAGCATTACTACTTTGTGTAATTGTAAAAGTTGTAGGTGATGGAACTGATGTTACTTGAAATAATTTATCTTCAAAATCTGATGCACTAAAACCTGTACCACTTGGTAATGTAACGCTATCTAATAAAACTATATCTCCTGGTTCTAATCCATGAGATGTAGAAGTAGTTATTGTACAAACAGGGTCGTTATTAGTTGTTGCAATAGTAGAAGAAGACAGTGTTGATTTTAAAGGTGTTATATCAAATAACTGTCCTTCAAAATATAAAAGTAAAAATTTATCTGTGCCAATTGCAACATATCTATTACCATTTAAATCTACAAACGCATGAAGTTTTCTTGATACACCTACAATAGAATCGGATATTAAAGAAGACCAACCACCAACTTTTTCAGGTAGGTTATATCTAAACCTTACATTATCTGAATCAACCCATCTATTCTCTGCTCCAGCAGAGGTGTTTTGTTTGTCTACACCCGGTAAAAAGTTATACTCGATAAGAGCCATAATCTGTGCTCCTTACGCTGTGTTAGTCTTAAATGCCCAGCCTCTCGTTGCATCTACATACACTAATGTAAAAGCTTGACCATTAGTTGTTAGTGTTAAATTTGATGTACCTGTATTTATTGGTTGACTGTTTCTATTAACAATTAAGTTGTTAGAGTTAAAAGTCCCTCTTGCATCAATAAATGTAACTTCAGCACCTGTTGCAGGTGAAGCCGGTAAAGTTACAGTAATTGGGTTAGCTGTTGTATTTGCAAATATCTGGTCTCCATCAACTGCAGTGTATGCAGTAATTGTTGAAGAGTTTAGTGTTACATAACCTTTTTGTCTTATTCCTAGACTAACGTTTGTACCATCTGAATATACTAATGATTTAGATCCAACAGGTAATAAAACCCCGGTCCCCGATACCGTTTTAACTGTAATTGTGTATAGTGCAGATGTACCTCTTGTCGTTGCATCCTCAAATACTATAATTCTTTCAGCACCATCGGGTATAGTTACACTTCTATTTGCACCTAATGTACCAGTTAATTTAATGTATATGTTTTTACCATTTGATGTTGCACCATTATCTAGTGCTAAAGTTAAATCACCAGATGCTAATTGTGCAGAAGACAAGTAACCTGTAGCTAGTTGTTCTAGGATCTGTAGGTTTGTATTGGTAATTGTACCCCAAAGACCTGCTTTTTCACCTGTAGCTATAAGCTCTAATTTTGAATTTGTTGAAAAACTTGATGCCATAATTCTCCTAATAAGGGTCTATATTAACCCATGTTTGTGATGCTCCTGGATCTATAGGTTGCCATGTAATGATACCTGGGTCATTGACCGTAAGAGTCATAGGCACGCCTGTAGGACTTACATTCGCAGCGGCTGTTATTGTAACACTTCCAGTGCCAATGGTCAATTGGTTTCCAGTAACACTTGTATTAGCTGCGGCTGATACTGTAATTGTACCTATACCTAGAGTTAATGGTGTAGGGGTAGGTGTAACATTTGCTGCTGCAGCAATAGTTAGTGATCCAAAACCTAGAGTTAATGGACTTCCAGATGGTGCTACAAATGCTCCTGCTAGTGCAGAAGAACTACCTATACTTAATGTTAGAGGACTTCCTGTTACATTGATTGTAACGTTAGGGTTAAAGAACGATGTCGCTATTGGAGCACCGGATAAGGAAGTTAGTCCGAGCATGGTCTATGCTCCTGTCAGTGCTTTTATCTCATCATCATCAAGACCAAGATCTTTTAATTTTTGTTTACCAGATGCTTTTTTGTTAATTTTATTTTGTGCTTCTGCAGCAATATCTGCTTCAGCAGCATCAGCAGCTGTTTCATAACTTGCTATTTGTTCAGCAGTTGGTTCAGAAATAGATAAATTCCATTCATAAATATAAACTCCAGATCCAGCGTCTCTTAATTTTACATCTTTTTCAAACTCTACACTGGCAACACCATTTGCAGCTGCATAAAGTTCTATTTTTTTTGATAATTGAGCCATATTTTAATATTCTAATTAAGATTTCTTAACTAAAAATCCTCCAAAGTAAGTTGTGTAAATTGCGTTATTAGTAACTACTGAACCACCACTTTCTTGATAAGCAGTTAAAACCATATTGTTACCTGTTCCATTCATTAAAGAAAATCCAGATACAACAACTGTATTATTTGCGATACCATTACCATAAACTAAAGAAGAATAGGTTTCAGTTCCACCAGTTCCACCTAAATTATTTACTAACCCAACATTAAAATTTGTTGTATTCATTTTAACAGCACCAACAAAATAATATAATCCAGCAACATTAGGTGCAAAACGAAAATCTGGAACAGATATTCCATTTAAA